ATTGGCGTCCATGGTCTCCTGCGCCTTTTTCAGGGCGTCCAGTTTCTCCTTGGTTTCAGAAACAGCAGCCTTCAAAAGCTGCTGTTTCTGCCTGAGTAATTCTGTGTTTGTGGGATCCAGCTTCAGGAGCTTCTGCACATCTTTCAGCTGGGATTGTGTGTTCCGAATATCGGAATTCACATTTTTCAGGGATTTGGAGAGATTCTGCGTATCACCGCCAATCTCCAGCGTAATACCCTTAAGCCTGTCCGCCATTATCCACCTCCAAAAAATGCTTCAATGTCTTTTTGCGTTGCCTTGAACGGGTATTTCTCCCGGTCATTGGCTTCCTCGATCATAAGATCGTACACCATGCCCATGGTCATGCCACCAAGCGCCCGGTCATCAAGGCCCAGCTGCGCACAGCGGAGCATGAACGTTGCGCCGGTCGGCTCCCGCGTGGTGGCCCTTACTTTTTTCTTGGCACAGATGTGGTCTTGAGATTCTCAGACCACAGTGCTATAATTTCAGGCAAAGCCTCGTAAATGGACAGGACGCCGGGCAGGCCGTCCAGCCATTCATCGGGATCGCCGGAAACGTTTGGATCGGCGTGCTTCGCCATGATCCACGCCACGTCCTCGAAAATCGTGAGATCAGCGGCATCCAGATCCACGTCAGGGTTGTCCTGAGCCGCGTGCATATTCTTCTGGAGCCGCATCATGTCCCGCATAATATCGCGACCGAACTTCACCCGGTACAGCCGGGGAATCAGCGCAGAGGCCCGCATGGGGATAGTAGTGGAGCCAACCGGAATGTCACGCACAAGGGAATCATGAGATAATGCCATAGGTATCAGCCTCCCTGTGCAGCCGCTGCCTGCTCATCAGAGGGGATGTAGACGGTCTTGTACCAGTTATCGGTTACCGACTTCGGCGTTTTCTCCGTGGTTCTGGCAGAGATACGGCCATTGGAAAGCGGCTGTGCGTTGATGCTGCAGCTCTGGCCCTTTGGCTCGGACGTATCCTTCTTGGTTTCGCCGGTAATGCCGGGCTTTCCAGCCGTGACGGCATACAGAACATACAGGGAGCTGTTGGCATCGCCGTCAATCTCAAAGAGCAGGGCGAACTTGGAAGGCTCCACGCCAGCCTGCTCGATGAGGGTATGATCCGTAGAGTGTTCAAGGAAGTGCCAGATATCAACCAGCAGCTGATTGATGAACCGGGCCATTTCCAGATCACCGGAATAGCCGGAGCCGGTATTGGATACGTAATACAGGACGTTATCCGCATAGTATTTCGTAACCGAGCTTTCCTCCTTCAGCGTGAGGTTCACCGCACCCGGCACATGGACAGGCGTCTTGTATCTGCCGTCGGCGTTCATGGTGGCGTAGTGCACGTTCTTCAGACCGAACTGCACACTGTTTTCTGCTTCGCTCATTCGCTTCCTCCTTAAAATGTTACAGTGTAGATGATCATGTAGCACCGCTCACTGTCGAGATAATCTTCATCCTTTGTCCAGATCAGCTCAGCAGATGCCAGAGCCGATTCAAGCGTCTTCTCAGTCTCCGGGGACTTGGCCTCCGTGTAAAGCTCAATGACAAAGACAGGGCTGTTATAATAAACACGATTGTCCGCAAGGAACCTGTTTGCAGAAGTCTGACGGTACACGATCCACGGCAATTCTGGGGCTTCTCCCTCAGGAAAGGAATTCATCGCTACCCGGTCATCAAATCCAGGAATTGTTTCCAGGATATTTGACAATTGCTGCGCAGTCATCACAGCCCCTCCTTGATATGCTTGATCAGACGCTCCACGATGCCACTGTCGCCGTTTGCCCAGTGTGGGAATGCACGTGTGCGTCCGCCATTTCTGGTAGCATGGGGGCGCTCCAGGAGGTGCGCCAGACGATATCCTGGGGCATCAGCGTACACCGTTTCCGTGTATTTCCGGCCACGTCGTTTTATAAAGCCGGACGTAATAGAGCCGGCATACGCACCGTTGCGGCGCGGAGCGCCTTGTGAAATGATTGCGGCCGTTTCGTCTGCCGTAGCATGAACAGCATCCCGGACGACCGTTTGATCGATGTAATCCCCGTATTCGCTGAGAGCGTCCATAATGGCATCCGCAAAGCCGTCAATGGACACCCGCTTATTCCCCTTCGCCATCAGACACCCGCCTTCCTTTCCAGATACAGTTCAATGGTGTCGTCCTTCGGCGTGTAGGTGCGGTACACCCCGTACCGGGTACCGTTCAGCTCCACGGCGACCTCACCGTTATAGTCCGGGGCGAACAGACTGACCCGGCATTGCGGTTTCAGGCCGCTGCGCCCGGCCTCATAGAATTCAGAGGCGGAAATGCTGCCAACAAGCCCAATCACCTTTCGTTTGGTCTCCACGGGGATGCGCTGCATCAGACCGTCAACCCGGTAGGACACGGAAATCAGATACACGTCTACAGGAATCGCCATTTACAGAACCTCCTGGCCGGTATACCGTTTTGCCGTCACTACCGTCTGCATCTGGCCGCGCATTTCGTCGTAGGCCCGTTTCAGCCGGTCATATTCCTGCGGATTGATCACGCCCAGATTCATGACGCAGTAGGTAACGACGGCTTCCCGGTACAGGGGGTCTCCCAGCTCAGGGATACCGACGCTCGCCATGTCGGACATGGCAGCCTGAGCCTTGCTCATAATCAGTTCGTCAAATGCGGATGTGGTCCACATTTTCTGAAGCTTTACCAGCTTAATGATTTCGTCCATAGGCTACCTCCGGGAGAGCCGCCCCCGGAATACGGGGACGGCGGGAATTGGGGACATCAGGCGCCGGGCGCGAATGTGGCCTTGACAAAGGATTCGGGATCCTCAAGACCCGCGTCCATCATGGCATAGGCGGTCTTGATTTCGTTGGCGGTCTTCGCTTCCACGGTGGAGAAGATTTCCAGCCCATCGAAATCATTGACCATCAGCTTTCCGCGGACGCCGAAGTAAACCACGTTGTCCGCCAGGTTATTGTCCTCCTTGATGACACCGCCATAGATGCGGCCCTGTACCGTGGGATCCTCCATGGAGTTGGGGACAAAGATCTTTTTCTTGTCGTCGTCCGTGATGGCGGACAGATGATTCCAGATGGTGGCGCTGTTAGCGTAGACAGTACGCACGCCGCGGCCCTTCAGCTTTGCGAAGATACTGCGGATGGTAGCGTCGGTATAGGTCTGATCGGTCAGGATGTTGCCGGCAGCAATACCGGCGTTGGAGACGACACTGCCGCCGGAAGGCGCGGTGCCGTCCAGACGGGCCAGAATGACCTTTTCCTTCGCAACGGCGATACGCTCAGACAGGTGCTGCACCACCCAGTTCTCGAAAGCGTCGATGCTCTTGAACTTCATAGCCCGGGACAGCACGATATGCTTCTTGATCTCCACGCCAGACAGGATAAGAAGGTCAAATTCGTCCTTCTCATCATCGTTGGCGGCGGCTTCGGCTACGCCCTTGGCATCACCCTGTACAATGGCCTTGTGACGGGGAATGCCGAAGCCCATGGTCATGTTGGTCTTGTTGGCATCGTCGTACATGGGAGACATGCTCTCCACCAGCTCGATGATGCGGTTCATGGTCTGGGTGGGAACCACAGCGCCGGTGTTGGCGGTGGTCACTGTAAACGCGGCGCGTTCCTCCTGGGTCAGCTCGCCAAACAGATGGACACCGTCTCTGACTGCCATATTCTTCAGCCATGCCCGGCGGTACACGGGGGAATCCGCGGGGTTCTCATCGGCAGCAGCCCCGGCAGCGCCGCGGGCCTCCTGTTCCTGCCGCTGGATCTGGGCAACTGTGCCGGCGCCCACCTGACGGCGCAGCTCCTCCGTATGAGCGGCGTGGGCTTCGATCTCGGCCTTTTCCTGATTCAGTTTGCGAACCTCAGCCAGCAGGGCCTCGGACTGGGCCTCATCATAGTCGGGGGCAGCCATCATATTTCTGATTTCCGTCAGACGGTTCAGAATCTCATCAATTCTTCTCACAAATTTACCTCCAATAAAAGTTTCAGTGTGTTGGTATGGTTGCGGTTCTGCTCGGCTTTCCGGCGATCCTCCGTCAGCTCCGCGATCAATCCGTCACAGAAGCTCCGGGCAGATATCTCAGTCGCGTCGTTGGCAGGCAGCGACACGGCAGAAACGTCGTAAAGTTTTTTAATTTTTGTGATGGTGCGAAGCACGGTAACCACGTCGTTTTCATAATCCTCCGTCTCCGTCCGCTGATCCTCCGCCACCACAAAGCCGAAGGACATTTTATCGGTATACCCGCCTTTGATCTCCTCATAGAGCTGCCGCCCGATTTCGGTACCGCCCAGATTGATGCGGCAGTGCAGGCCATGGTTGTCCACCGTCAGCGCCAGTGTGCCGTTTTTCGTCCGGGCGAACACCCGCCCGGCGTGGTCATACTGGACGATCACATCAGACATGTCGCATTCATCAAAGGCATGGGGATCGATCTGCTCATCGATCTTGTAGTGCTTGCCGTCGTACAGTCGGTAGACGTGGCCGAAGGTGGTGGCGTAGCCCTCCACGATGTACCCGTCGTCTTCGTTTTCCCGGGCCCGGGCGGTGATGTTCTGAAGCTGGATATTGCGGTATTCCCTTCCGTCTGCCAGCTTGCGCAGGATGCCGGTGGAGGTGTCAATATTGACACCGGGGTTATTCTTCATTGGATTCATCCTCCTTCGGTTTCGGTGTGGCGTTCGGATTATTCACGGTACCGTTTTGACCGTCAGCATCCTTGTATTCACCGCGAATGTAATAAGCCTGTCCCATGCCATTCGGCAAAGGTGGAAGATTCCAGACCTCTCTGGCGGTATCTCTGTTTATAACGCCTCTGTCAAGGTTCTGGACGGTAAAATTCAGCTTGTCGGCCGTGCTCATGTATTGGAGGCGGTTGGATGTTGCCATAACCCTTCCGTCGCCCGTGAGCTCACCAAGCAGGGTAAACAGATCAGACAACACATCGGACATCTGAATGCTCCATGGCTCAATCTCGCCCTCGTAGAAGGCGTTCCACTTGTCGCCGATGCACTTGTTCTGCAAAATGTCCTCGTTACTGCCGAAATAGTCAAAGACATTCGCCTTGATGACGCCCATCTGCTTGTCATCCACAACAAAGTGATCGGTTTTGATCTGCTGCGGGTTTGAAAATAGGTTGGGGAACAGCAGCAGGCCGCCGCCCTCTCCGGAGAAGTTTTGCCTGTCAAATTCCTTGCGCTTCGAAGTCACGTCGTCCGGGTCGGAAAAATTATTCAGGCTGGCCATAAAGCGATAGGTCGCCGCGCTTTTGGTGGCCTCGGTGATTCCCTGGTTCTGAATGCTGATCATCTGCATGGTCTGATGCAGCGCTTTGTTGTCACTTCCGAAGAAATCATCCCGATACTGAAATTTCGTAAGGATACCAACCTCCCAGATCGGCATCTGAACAAAACCGCCTGTGGGGAATCGGAGGGCAATCATGGGATTGTCCGTGGGGCCGACGATGGTGCAGGAGCTGGGGAGCACCGTATATAGGGAATCCACCCGGCCGAATTTGTCAAAGCCAGGAACAATCACACAGGTGTTGTCCACGTCATAGATCGTTCGCGCCCGGTAGAGGAACTGCCCCCAGGTCTGCATGAAATTCGGCCTGCGCAGCCGCTTTGCCAGCCCCGCCGCCCCATGCCCGGTAAATTCCACGCTCAGCTTGCTGCAATGCTTCGCCGCCGCGTGGATGGTGGCGCGGATCAGCGCGTCCTCATACACAGCGCCGGAAGAATTTGTAAACGCAGGTTCGTACCCGGTCAGCGTCTGATAGATTGGGTACTTCGGTACCGCAGGCTGCGTTGCCTGCGCAGGCTTTCCGAAAATCTTTTCAAATAGTCCCATGTATCCTCCTGATTATTTACCGGTGTTTCGCAGCCGCTGCCCAATCTCGGAAAACCATTTTTGACGAACCGTCATGGCATCCAGGAAAGCCGCCACGCCGTCGATCCGGGTGCGGCTGCCGGACTTCACGATCATGACCTTGTTGCGCCCTGTGTCCATTTTCAGAGAAGTATTGTAAAAGTGGATTTTCAGCAGGCTATTGCTTCCGACGTGGATTTTACCGTCCTGAATCAGACCCTGGGTCTCATTGATCACCGGGGTCAGGTTATAGCCCTGGTTCACATCGTCCATGTGGAAGCCGTAAGCCTTCATCTTGTCCACCAGATAGGTGGAGCTGTATTTGTCGTAGCCGATTTTCAGGGGGTAGATTTTGTATTTCTCCACCAGATCCCGGAACCAGCGATAACAATCATCGTAGTCGATATGGCTTTCCCCGGACAGTTTCAGAAGCCCCTGCTGTTCATAGATGGCATAGGGGACGCCATCTTCTTCTGTTGCCGTTTGCTGACGCTGCGCCGGCATGTAAAACATGGAGATTACATACAGTTCGCCGCCCTTTTCTATGACAACACAGCAGCTTGTCAGGTCAAGCGTCTTTGACAGGTC